AGCTACCCCTCCCTCAATGGAGTTGCTTCTTACTATGGTTTGGGTAGTAAGCTTGATGTGGTTAGTACAGAGTACTGGAAGAATGGAATAGATACACCAGATATTCCAGAAGAAATTCTTGTTGACTATTTAAGAGGAGACCTTGACCTAACTTATCAGGTGTACCTTAAACAGTTAGAAGAAGTTGAGAAAGCAGGTCCTCAATTAAAACGATTGATTAGTTTACACAATCAAGACTTGCTAGTACTAGAGGAGATGGAGTATAATGGATTGGTATTTGATGAAGCTAGGTGTACAGAACTTGGTGAAGAACTTACAGTACAAATTAAAAGACTCGATGATATTCTTTTTGACTACCATCAGACTGATGATTTCAACTGTAATTCTACTGAGCATCTCTCTGCTTTACTTTATGGTGGGACTATTGTTCTTAAGCGTAGAGAAGCTATTGGTGTATTTAAAACAGGGACAAGAGCTGGTCAAGTCAAGGAAAGGTGGGTAGATTATCCAATTGTCTTCGAGAAGATTGTCAATCCAATCAAAGGTTCTGAGCTGGCTAAGGAAGGTTTTTACAGCACAGATGAACAAACACTTAAGTCTCTTAGAGGAAGTAAGAAAGCTAAAGAGTTAGTCGAATTGCTGCTAAGCAGGGCAACTCTAGAGAAGCGACTCTCTACTTACTATGAGGGCTTAGTTAAACTACGAAAGGAAATGAAATGGGATGAAGGAAAACTATATGGACAGCTTAACCAATGTGTGGCTAGAACAGGTAGACTTAGTTCAAGCAGACCTAACTTACAAAACTTTGATGGCGAAATTAAACAACTATTCAGGAGCAGATATGGCTAAAGAATTTAATGATGTGTATGGTAAAGTAGACTTAGATTATGCTAATGAATTCAATGAGTTCGATGCAGAACGTGAACTAGAATGTTCAAAGCTTGATAAGAAACGAAAGGAATATAACAATGAGCTTACTTCAGGCGGATGCGAAAGCTCTTGAGTGGGTATGTGCTACATTCCTAAGTCAAGATCAAACAGCTATTAAGGAGATATGGAATAATGTTGACCAACACACAGACAACCAAGAGCGGTTTGGTCTGCCAAGTAGACTCATTGCTAAGACGTTCGTATTCCGTCTTATCTACGGAGGATCTGCATACTCTTATGCTAATGATCCTAACTTTAAAGACATTGGCGGAGAACAGTTCTGGGACAGAGTCATTGGAGAGTTCTATCGTAAATACGATGGGCTTAGTAAATGGCATACAACAATTGTCGAGCAAGCTAAGCGAGATAGAAAACTTGTTATGCCAACAGGACGCATTTACAACTATGAACCAGAGGTTAGCTATGGAAAAGTTAAGTGGCCTCGAACAAAGATCCTCAACTACCCTGTACAAGGGCTTGGAGCGGACCTCATGTCCATCACACGAGTCAGCTTGGCTAACAGACTTAGAGGAGTAGAAGGTGTTAAACTAATTAATACTGTACATGATTCAATTATCCTTGACATAGATGATAAGATATGCGATAATATAGGTATAGTGAAATTAGTAGACAAGTGTTTCACAGATGTACCAGCCAACTTCGAGAAACTATTCGGAGTTAAATTTAATCTTCCAATGCGGGTTGAATGTCAAGTTGGACCTGACTGGAAAAATATGGAGGTAGTAAATGCAAATTAATATTATTGATGTAGGTGCCCCTAATACACACGCTGCTAAGAATGGTCGTAGTTACCAGTCTATGGAAGTAACATACAAGGATGAGCAAGCTCAGACAAAGACTAAGAAGTTAATGTCCTTTAGTAATCCTAGTGTGTTCACTCACATCAAAGACCTTAGCAAAGGTGATGTAGTAAACGTAGTAACAACTAAAGATGACAATGGTTACTGGCAGTGGACTGCAATTGGTGGTGATGCACCAGCACAAGAGTCAAGTAAACCAGCAGCAGCTGGAGTTAATCGTACTACAGGATCTAACTATGAAACTAAAGAAGAACGGGCAGCCCGTCAGGTTTACATTGTTCGACAAAGCAGTATTAGTGCTGCTATTGGTGCTCTTACTATTGGTGCTAAATCTGTTCCTACTAGTGACGCTATTCTTTCTCTAGCTAAAGAGTTCGAGAATCATGTGTTTGCTAAGGAAGAAGTTAAGACAGCATCTAACATTCCAGAGTTAGATCTGGAAGATGACATTCCATACTAAGGATAACTAATGCAAGCATTAATTGATGGTGACATCGTTGCATACAGAGTTGCCTGTGCTTGTAAAGAAGACGACTCAAAGGATTATGTACACAGTAAAGTAGACGACCTTATTGATAAGATCACTTTCTATACAGACTCCGATGAGTATCGTGTTTTCTTAACAGGTAAGAATAACTTTCGTAAAGCTATCTATCCAGAGTACAAAGCACATAGACCTACTGAGAAACCCTTTTGGTTACAAACAGTTAGAGACTATCTTGTTAAAGAATACAAGGCAGAGATATGTGATGGGCAAGAAGCTGATGATGCAATGGGTATACACCAAACAGAAGAAACAATTATCTGTACCATAGATAAAGATCTTCTAATGATCCCAGGACAACACTATAACTTTGTTAAAGATGAGTTCAAAACTGTTGGATACTTAGATGGACTAAAGCATTTTTATATGCAGTGTTTACAAGGAGACCGTAGCGATAACATCAAAGGTATCCCTGGAATTGGTCTTAAGAAAGCAGAGCGTATACTAGAAGGGTGTGTAACAGAGTATCAGTTATTCAAAGCAGTACGTGAAGCTTATGGTAACGACGAAGAGTTTCTTATGAATGGTCTTGTCCTTTGGATTAGACGTAACGAAGACGAAGATTGGAGTGAACAATTTCATGCCCTTATTCAAGAGCAAACTGGAGGAGCAAGTCTGGAAGATCTTGAAGGAGAACTTCCCCTCAGTTAAGTATGAACCAGATAAGTTTGCTTACACACAACCAGCTAAAGAACGTAAATATATACCTGACTTTAAGACTGGAAGTAAAAAGATTTATCTAGAAGCAAAGGGTAAGTTGGACTTAGACACAAGACAAAAGATGATTTGGTTTAAAGAATGTAACCCAGATATAACTATTGTCTTCTTGTTTATGAATCCAGATAACAAGATAACTAAAAGAAGTAAAACAACCTATGGTATGTGGGCGGAAGCCAACGGTTTTCCATGGTTAGATTACAGAAAGGATTGGCTTAATGCTTATAGAGAATTGTATTCAGAATGAGGATGGGTCTTTAGACTTTGACTTTCATGTAGATAAAGAGGAAGCTGCTTTCCTTATGGATCATGCCATTAAAGACTTGATTCATAACGGATTAATTAAAGTAAGTTTAGATGAAGCAGAGCAACAGTTCGCTTTGTTCAAGGATGAAGGAGGTAAACCCTCATGAGTAAACACTTAGTTATTCCTGATTGCCAAGTAAAGCCTGGTCATAGTGTGGAATATCTAAGTTGGATTGGGCAGTATGCAGCGGAGAAAAAACCTGATGTGATTGTCTGCATCGGGGACTTCGCTGACATGCCGTCTCTATCTAGCTATGATATTGGTAAGAAATCTTTTGAAGGACGTACATACAAGGCAGATATTATTGCAGCCCGTAAGGGAATGGAAGCTTTAATGACACCTATACGTGCAGAACAAGAAGCTCTTAAACGTGGACACAGACCTCGATGGAATCCTAGACTAGTCTTAACACTAGGTAACCATGAACAACGTATTGATAGGGCTATTGATTATGATAGAAAACTTGATGGACTTATTTCGATTAACGATCTTAAGTATGAGTCTCACGGTTGGGAAGTGCATCCGTTCCTTGAAGTGGTGGTAATAGATGGTGTAGCTTATTCACATTACTTTACTAGTGGTGTCATGGGTAGACCAGTGATCAGTGCTCAGATGTTACTCACTAAGAAACACATGAGTTGCTTTGCTGGACATCAACAAGGTAGACAGATTGCTTATGGGCGTAGAGCTGATGGTAAAGAAATGACATCCATTATTGCAGGCTCTTGTTACGAACACAGTGAAGACTATCTAGGCCCACAAGGTAACGAACATTGGAGAGGGTTCTATATGCTACATGAAGTTAGTGATGGTGCCTTTGATGAGATGGCAGTTAGTCTCAACTATTTAAGGAGAACATATGGGTCATTATAAAGACTTAGATATTGCAAATCAAGAGTATGAATCAGCACTTAACATACAGGTAGGAGGAGATCATTACAAAGAGTTTAAAATCCAGCCTGTAGAATTCTGCTTCGTAAACAAAATTCCTTACCTTGAATCTACTGCAATTAAATACTTATGTAGATGGCGCAATAAAGGGGGAATTCAAGATCTAGATAAAGCAATTCATTTCATTCAATTACTAAAAGACCTTGAGTATGCTAACACTTAGTGAACTAAAAGAGAAAAT